GCCGTTGTCGTCGAACACGCCCGGCGAGAGCTTGAACAGGTTGCCGGTGTTGAAGTCGCTCACGATGTCGTCGTTGAAAAACGACGCCTGGAACTCGGGCACGAAGCGCCCGGTCAAGCCGCTGCGCAGTTGATGCCATTCGTTCTCGCGCACGTCGAACGCCCACGACTGGTCGCCGGCCTCGAAGGTCAGCACGTAGAAGAACCGCCCCTGGTCGTTGACCACGTAGCCGAAGGCATCGGTGCTCGACGCCATCGCGGCGATCTTTTTCTCCAGCGCGTCGTTCGAGATCCGCTTGGGCTGGTAGTTGACGAAGGAAATCACCTGCTTCGAGCCGTGGTCGTTGACGGCCAGGCAGACCAGCGTGTCGGCGTAGCGCGACAGCGACCAGGGCGCGTGAATTCCCCACTGGATCTTGGCGCCTTCGAGGCGCTCGAAGGTGAAGTCCTGCTGCCCGGTGTTCTGCCATACCTCGACCGACTTCTCGCCGAATAGCCAGAGCTCGCCATGGTCGCCGATGGCCGTCACGAGCTCGTCGGGGTCGCCCTCGGCAGAGGCGAAGTCGAGCGCGCTCCAGGTGGTGCCGTCCTTCAAGCTCGACACGTACCAGACATCGCTGTTGGCAACCGTGACGATGAAGAAGCCGTCGAGGTAGGTGACGTGCAGCGGGTTGGCAGGGAAGTTCACGTCGACGATCTTGGCGAAGGTCGACGTACCGAAGTTGTAGGTGTAGCCGCTGGTGCCGTCGACCACCATGAGCTCGATGCCGTTGTCGTCCATCGACACGGTGCCCGAGGTCGTATCCAGGATGCCGACCGCCGCGCCCACCGAATCGTTGGTGATGCGCACGAGCTCGCCGAGGAACACCGCCCAGATCCGGTCGGCGAAGGAGTGCAGCCCGCGGGCCTTGGACTCGCCGTAGTTACCGAACAGCGACAGGCCGGCGCGCCCGTAGATGGTCTTGACGGCTTTCGAGCGCCTGGTCTCAGAGGTCTCGGTGTAGCAGTTGATCAGGGTCTCGGTGTCCACCGCCAACGACTTGCCGGTGCGTGCGCCGTCTGCGAAGGGCAAAAGGGCCATCGGTCAGCCCTCGTTGATGTCGAAGCGCCGGCGCTGCCGGTTGGCATCCATGTCGAGGAGCGTCTGATCGATCTTGGCATCCGGCACGGTGATGTACTCGGCGAGCAGTTGGCGCTTGGCGCGATCCGCCTGGCCGACCAGCAACGGCATGGCCTCCTTCTCGTATTCGTCGAGGAGCTCGACAGCGAGCAGCAGGCGCGTGCCCCGGACATGGCTCTCGGGAAGTTGCACGGTGTCGTCGACTTTCAGATCGGTATGGCCGATGTGGATGCCATCGGTCTCCCAGGCGTGCAGCATTTCGTTCAGTGCCTTGAGACCGTCGTCGGTCTCCTCGGCTGTCGGCACTTCACCGCGCGCGACCAGGCCGGCGCGCAGCATGGAACGCTGAATCAGGTCACGCGCGGTGATCGGCATTGGTTACTCGCTCGCGTCCTTGCCTTCGGCCTCGGCCTTGGCTGCTGCTGCCTTGTCGGCTGCGAGCGCGGCCTTCGCCGCCAGGGCAGCACCGGCCGTGCGGTTGGGGTTCTGCTGTTCCTCGGTCCCGCCTTGCGCCTGGCAGGCGTCGTCGGCAGCGGGCGCCTTCTTGTCGTTCGCCATGGGTGATTTCCTCGAGTTGGTTAAAAGGCCCGCCCGGAGCTCACGCTTCGGGCGGGTTGAACCTGCATCGGTCAGAGCAGGGAGGAGGAGCGGTTAGACCGTCGTCCAGTAGCGCACCGACAGATCCGGGTAGATGGCCTTCCATCCGTAGAGGATGTCGAGCCGTATGGCCTCCGTGTCGGAGGTGATGTCGTAGGCCCGGATTACCCGCATCGAGAGTCCCTTGTGGGTCGCTCGTGCCTTGAACACGGCACCTTGCGGCATGATGAGCGGCACGGTGACGAGCGCGAAGGCGTTGCGGTGGAAGCCTAAGTGCTGGGCGTAGGACGCGGCCCCGGTGCCGAGCACCGTGATGAGCGCGCCATCGGCCGGCGCCGCCGAGACCGTCTGATACGGCCCGGACACGATCATGGCCGGGCTGATGGTCAGGGTGGCAGGGCCGGTGGTGGCGCCTGAGTTGGCGTCAGCGAGCACCGTGAACTGCTGGAGGTAACCGAGATCCTGCTTCGCGCCTTCACCCGGGATCGGGTTGACGGCGTTCACACCGACGATGGTGATTACGTCGCCGGCCAACAGAATGCCAGTGATCGAGTTCGTCCAGCCGTCCGTGAGGAGCGTCTGACTGTTGGTGGTTTTCGACAGGGCGTAGGTCGTATTCTGCGCCGCGCCCATAATCGCCGGCGTGCCGGTGGCCACACCGACGGTGTGGGCCTTCACGTTCTGATCCATGTAGATGTCGATGTCGTCGATGATGTTGACACGACCACGGACCCACGCCTCTTGCACCAGGCGCTCCTGCAACAACGCAGCCTGGCCGCCGGCCATCGCGTGCGTCATGTTCGACTTGCCGATCAGCCGCCTACGGTCCCGGTTGTTGGACCCGGACGGCGGGATCGCCATCTCGTCCATGCGGATGCCGAGGTTGGCGAAGTCCGAGAAGCTCGCGGGCTTGGCGAACGACCCGAGGCTCACCGAGCTCCAGATCTGGTCGTAGAGTGCGAGCCCTTCGGCGTCGACGGTTTGCGCGAGCGTAATCATCGCGGGGGTGATGTACCGCTCGCTGTACTGCTCGATGGTCATGGTCAGATCGACCGAGCTGAATTCCCAACCGACGTGCTTCTGACTGGACACGACGATGGACGTGTTGGCCTCCTCAACGTCCTGCTTGACGAGAGTGGCCCCGTTTGAAGTGACGAATTTTACCGGCTTTCGGATATTGACCGATTGGCCGACCTTGACGAACTCCTCGCGGTACTCCCGGTGTACCTGGTTCGCCATTTGGAGATTGTTCTCCAACTGGAACAACGCCTCCTGGGCGATGATCGTCGGGGTGATGAGCGCATTGGCCATTGGGTTACCTGCATAGTGGCTAACCCCTCGCCTTGATCTGCTGGCGGCGGATACGGCGGAACTCCTCCGGGTCTGCGGTGTTGAGATCCACCACGCGCCCTTGAGCTCCCCCGCCTTCCGTGCCGGTGATGGGCTCGGGGGCGTTCGAGACAGTCGGTGCCACGTTCGCCGCTTGCCCATTGCCGGGTCGTTCCTCGTTACCTGTCGGCTTGTTGTCGCCGCTGGCCACAGTGACCAGCTTCGCCAACTCCCGAGCTACGGGGATCTCTCCTGACACGGATGCGATGCGCTTCGCTTCGTCCGGGTGTTTGCCAAGGTAATAGAGCACCTCGGCGCCTTCGGCCTCCATGCCGATCAACTGATCGGTCATGGTGTCCGTTACGTGTAGTGTTTCATTGCGGATGGTGGCGTGGAAATCCGCGTACTTGTCGCTGATATCTCCCCAGCTCGCCGGCAGAATGACCTCCCGGTCGGCGGCGGGCGCGGCGGGTGCAGCGGCGAGCTTCTCCTGCTCGTACTGCCACTTGCCGAGCGCCTTGCCGTATTCTTCCCACGAGGGGAAATCGTCTGCCTCTGGCTCCGGTGTGGGCTCCGTCTTGGCTGGGGGTGCCTCGCGGGCCTCGGCTTCCAGGGCGGCGATCCGCGCGTTGGCATCGGCCAGATCCTTCTGGACTCGCGCCATCTTGCGGGCGCGACGGCTCTTGGGCGGGGTCTCCGCTGCCGGGTCGTCGCTACCATCCGCTCCTTCATCGCCAGGGCCGGCCGGCTCCTCCTCCTCACCCGCATCGGCCGATGCAGCTTTGGCGGCGGTGTCGGCGTCCTCGCCCGCACTATCCTCGCCGTCCTTCGGCTCCTCGGCTGGTTTCTCAGCAGCGTGCGGTATCGCCGCGCTCTCCACGACGCTCGGTTCCTCCGTAACGACGTGTGAGCGCGAAGCGTGTCCGAGCTGCTGCTCGACCTGGTTGGCGAGGTTGTCGTCACTATCTTCGGTGACAGTGGCGACGGCCTCGCGTCCCGGTGCCGGTGGCTTGGGGACGGCGGCTGGTGTGCTGGTCGTTTCGTTTGGCACAGTCAATCACTCCTCCTGGTGGGGATTTTAGCTGCTGCCCGCTGGAAGTCCATCAGGTGAGGCGCGTGGCCTCCGGTCACGAACCGCGCGACCACGCGCCTGGCGAGCAATCGGTGACAGATCCGGCAGTAGGTTTCGTCGGTGATCTGTTGCCAGCCGTCACCGCATACGCCGAGCGCCCTCGGGTAGCGCACCCGCACATGCCAGCCGAGCCGGCAGACCAGATCGCGGTGTCGGTGGGC